CCGTTGCAGGTTGAGGAAAAGAAAGCGACTGAGCTAAAAGCTTAATGTTATCAAATGCTTACTTATACGACATGACGTATAATGTATAATATGTTAAAAATCAATAACTTATATTAAATATTGGGGATATTATGAGCTGTTTGATTTACATTTGTCAAGAATGTGGAAACACCTATTTTTATGAAGGGGTGTACATGGCTCATATCTCTAATTGTAAAGGCTAAAGGATTCTGACGATGGTAGTTGACGATTGCTCAGTTACAACTGTGATTGACGGCATAAATTACTGCATCGTCGTCTTGCATCAACAGTCTTGGATGGATGAATTAAACAATTTACCGCCTGAAAAGGTGGCAGCGTTAATCTCCGCTACGGCTTTGATATGGTACGTCGCTTCTGCGATTCGTACTAATTTAAAACTACTTGGCTCTAACGATATGGAGGTATAGCCATGCAAACTAAAAACACTACTCAACAACCAGTTAAAAAACCTAATACAGCAGTTCGCTATGCACTTGCTACTACAGGCGTAACACTTGTAACTATGTCAAATGCTTTTGCGGACACAGGTTCTACATCTATCGACTTA